TCTATTGTTATCTTGAATCTGTGAACTGAATCCCCTCCAATATCAACATACACCACATTATCATCCGTACTACTTGGGTAGGCATAGAATTTCTCGCAAGTTAGCTGTTCGCCATAATACTCATGGATTCCATCCACCAACAGGCTGTCCTCGCCCAAAAAGTCTTGGTACAACCCCCTTTGAATTGCGTCTTTAATATAGCCTATCATTTTGATTCCTCCTGCGTTCTCAATGCGCACCATGCGAACCAATCCAACTTCGACACTAACGCTCGTGCTCTTTCTACAAATGTTGTTATAGCCTGTAGTTTTTCATCCGAATATGCGCCCCAATAAAATGATGGGACACCATTCTCATAATCATAATTCCACACCACAAACGGGGCAGGATCGTCTTTGATGCCAGACCGCACACCTATTGCAACCCCACCATTACCAATTTCATGGAAAAACTGAATTGTATAATCTGCGTTCACATAACCCATGTGTATCATTTACCGTTCCTCCTTCAAGAGAACTCTTGTAAACACGCCCTCCCTCTTTTGACGATTCCACGTCAGTCTCCAATACTGAATACCTTCGGGTTTACGTTCTACGGTATTATTTTCAATTTCGCAGTGAATTACTCCGCTCTCACAAAATGCTATTAGCTTGTCATAATCATAATTTCCACACACGGAGTAATAATATCCGGACAACGGATAGTAGATATCTCCTGCATAGTTCTCGCATAATCGCCCTGCAATCTGCACCATCCGTGACGTTATGCTTGACACATTATCGTTTACGCTTTTAGTTGTGTTCCCTTTGCCCGTATTGTAGGGGTGTATTGTATATATCATTTAAGCCTCCTTATCTCACACATATCTCACCGCTTCTTCGCGCGTGATAAAAAAATGTATACCTGCCGCACATTCGTTCCAACGGTTTTCGTCAAAGTCTGGGGTCTCTACGATTTCGCCAACATGATAAATAAATTCGTTGCTATAATTGCTTGCGACCTCGGCCAAACCGCTCTCTGACCCATCTGGATTAGTTATGCTCAGCACCTTTGCCTTACTGCATCGACATTTACGCGAAGTAGCGCTGCTACGCTTAGCATCGGCACATATCTCCAACATGACGATTTTGCCTATGGCTTTTTTATATCCAATGAACGAACCAGTCCCAGGACACTGTAATGGATAAAAGGCTGTGTGCCTATCCCATGCAACTTTGTCAACATTTCTGGCATCGCGCAGGTCGGCACCGTGCAGGTTGGCACCGCGCAGGTTGGCATTGTACAGGTTAGCACCGCGCAGGTCGGCATCGCGCAGGTCGGCACCGCGCAGGTTAGCACCGCGCAGGTCGGCATCGGGCAAGTTGGCACTGCGCAGGTCAGCACCGAGCAGGTCGGCATCGCGCAGGTCGGCACCGCGCAGGTTAGCACATTCCCCGCCATCCTCGCCTCTTAACCATTTTGCATGCTTATCAAGAACGAGTTTCAAATCCATTCCGCTTTCCTCCTTAAATCGCTTTATATTTCGGCACCTGCCGTATCCCATCGTATTCCCACAGCACCACGTCCTCTGGGTCAACACCCTCAGCTTCCGCTATTTCCTTGCGTGTATTGTCATAAACGTAGAAGCTATATCCCTGCACATCCTCGGCGCACTCCGGCACAGTATCTTCATCATGCACTATCCATTCCTCGCCGGTGTTGAAGAACTCCGTTTCGAGGCAGCGAACCGCTTCGTCATTGTACAGGTCGGTCGGATAGATGAAGTAAATCCAATCGCTTTGGCAAGAGCCGCGCAGGGTTTTATAGTCATATTCCTTGCTCAGCATCAATGTCAGGCCCATACAGATTCCCCACTGTGCATTGCGGCCATAGTTTGGGTTGTACATCTGAGATGCGAATTTCCACGTCTCGATTTCTTCATCGGTGTAGGAGTCCCTGCCTACAGGCGGCACATAATTCAGAAGCATTTCCTGTTCGGTGCTGTATGGGCAGGTAGCGCCAACATCTTCCCAATCCATTTCCTCAAGCGCTTTGACTACCTGCTCAAACTCATCAAAAACGTATCTTCCGTATGACTTATTGCCGTACAGCGCGGCCTTGTCTATCTTGAGCTGTTCGTCATCCCATGGGCTTTCCTGCCACTCCCACGGCACTTGGCGTGCGTACACTTTACGGTTTTCTTTCATATTCCCTCCTTATCCTTGAATACATCCAGATAATTTGATACTGCATCGGACAAGACTTCATAATCGTGCTGGTTGGGGTAATACACGTACCAATCTACCCTTCCGTTGCAATCCCAAATGTGTGGATCGATGCCGTTTCGGAAATTAGGATTAGATGTATGCTTTACCCCAAATAAATCTGAAAAGCGCAAGAGCAGAACATCTACTTGTCCTTCACTAAAATTCAGAATTGTTACCTGAATAGCATTATAATGATTGGCAACTATTCCCGTTACAAACTGAATCTTTGCTCGGTTAGTATCACTCAAACGCACATAGCAGGCTCTGCCCACATAGGTAGCATCTGGATACTTTCCCCCGATAATCTTACGAAGTTCACGTTCATAAAAAGTCATTCGTCTTTCTCCCTCCTTACTTCACAACATGTTCCAGTGTCTCCGCATCGAAATGATGGTACGCACGGCGCGGCCCCATTGGGTGTTTCTTTTGCAAGCTGCTGAGAACATAACAAGTGTGCTCTTCGCCCATACTATCCGTCACTTTCACAGTTCCTTTTAGCAACCGCATGGAGCTTACCGTTTCCCCAAAGAATTTGAGTGTATCTCTGTCAAAAAAGTGCCCGTTAGGATGCATACGCTGATACTCGCTAATAAGACCGTATACACTATATACTTTCACTGCCATTTATTATTCCTCCTTGCTTTTCTATATCTACACCAATGAGTTCACCCAACGCCTTTGCCGCCGTCTCAAAAGAGTCATATACATCGTTAGTGTCATATTCAGGCGCAAACGTTTCAAAGACTGCCTCTGCCAGCAAACCTGAAAATTCATCACTATGAATATCATCTTCACTCCATCCATAAAAGGAGATTAATATTTCGCGTTTACATTCATTTACATCCATATCAAGATAAACAAACCCATGAGCGACACGATACATGTCGCCATAAGCATTTACCTGCGCCAACTCAAAGACATTACTGCCCTTTTCGGGGGCTTCTCTGCGGAATTGAGCGCAGTCTATGTCTGTACAAATCCAATTACTCTTTTGCATAATCACACCTCATAAACCTGTGGGTCGTTTGTCCCCCCTACCCTACTTACAGATACACACGATAAGCCAAAATACTCCTGTGCCTTTTCTTCGGCTTCCGACGTTGTGCTGGCAATTATAACTATGATTTTATCTCCTCCATACCTCAAACGCGCCGTATAAATGTGCCTGCCAATGGTCTTATAAGCCTGCTCCATAGTCGTCATTTTGATGCCTCCCTCCCCTTCAATACACAAAGTCCGTCTCAACGTAGTCCCAGCCGATGCCCCAGTGCGTCACACCCAGCACGCACAGGTCAAGCATCTCACAGTAGAATATGATTTCGTCCGTGTGTTCCTTCAGCCGTTCTGCCGTGGCGCGGTCAATCAGATAATACTGGTAGATTTCTATTGGTTCCTCATTCTCCCAATCGTCATCCGCGTCCACCTCGTTGCCGTCGGCATCGTAGTAGCGGTACAGCTCACCGCTCTCAAGGTTGTCATACAGGTTCCCATCCACACTCGCAATATCGTTGCAGAGCAACATCTGACTGTCTGGATAGAATATCTGGCTGTACTCACAGCGCACAGTCTTGCCCTTACAAGTCGTGTACGGATCTGCCACCTTTTCAAATTTATATCTATCTTTGAGCCACTCGTTGTGTTCCAGCGCCAAGCCGGTATAGAAATCGTCGTTTTCGTTGCGGTATATCTCATCCACATAGAATGATCTGTTAGCCATATTATATCACCTCACCTGTATATCTTGACAATTTCCCAATCTGTTAGTGCCGCTGTGGTATCGAGCTCCCTTATGGGCAGCCTCTTAATTACAGCCTTATCGAAGTCGCATTCATAAACATAACGATAAATCTTGGTATCAATTATCCTCTCTTTTTGTATTCGTGTTTCAAATTCCTTGGTCATTGTTACCTTTCCAGCTCTGCCATGCAATCCTCGCACAGCATACCTATTTCCGTGTGTTCCAGCTTGTCCTTGCGCTTTATCTCGCCACACCAATAGCAGCGATCGTATTCATCCTCATAGTCCAGCAGTTCTTCAAAGCTGATATCCATGCAATACGGCATCAGCTCGGCCAGCTTTGAATCGTACTTGGCTCCGCCCTCCAACTCTGCCCGCTCGCTGGGATAGAGCATGTCATCCTCCCAGTTGTAGCCATACACATTTCCCTTTTTATCCACGTAAAACTCGCCGTAGTCGCTGTATTTGTTGCCGTCAAGGGTTACTGTGCCGCCAAGGTCAAAAATGTCGCACACGCTCTTGGTCGGAGTCCAGTATTTCGGTGTCTTGTAGGACGTATTGCTGAACATCAATCCGGTTTGCTCATCTGTCACGAAGTCCCCCACGGTGCTGATGTTACCTTCCATGTCGAGGAATGCAAGCCGTGAGCCGCCTATTTCGTTTTCTATCAGCTTGCAGAAATACTTGTCCTGAGGGAAGTGTTTGTTGATACATTTCATAGTGCTGAGCTGGGTCAGTATGTATTCCATTGTGTCGCTTATGCCGCTCCTCGGCTGCACGCTCAGTATGCCGTTATGCGCCACACCCAGACTGGTTTTGCACATGAGTTTCCGCAGCACACTCAGATTGTCCGTCACAGGGAACGGATGCGTGTTCTCAGGCGATGTGCCACCGTGTGTGGTTATGCGGAAGTGGAATATCATAGGCGTCTGCACAGTGTCTATTTTGCCCTCTACGCGCTTATATGCCTTATAGAAGTCTTTATATTCCATGAAACCTTTCTCGATGCACACGCCGCCGTTGGCCGTGTACATGAAGCCTGCGCCGTCCGGATTATGGTTCCACATATTCTCGAACATTTCATCACTGGGTGCTGCTATGCCGGCCTTCTTTACTACTATAATGCACATGATTATGCTGCCTCCTGTTGTCTATGGAATGTTGTTCTCTTGGTCAAATAGTCAATAAGGTCTGGGTAATCCACGTCGCGGAATATATCTTCCCATGTGGTTTTATTTATGTCGTTGATGTTTAGTCCCTTAGCGAATCGACAAAGGGTATCTACGAATTGAAGTGTTGCGTTGAATGTGCTTGCTTTTAGCGTTCCTCGGAACAGTCTGAACTCTATCGTGTTGGCGTTCCTTAGGTTAACGGCATAATATCGGCCTTTGTTGCGTAGGTCACGCGCTTTGCTGGCAAGTGTGGCATCGTTGTCATCATCCTCCAACGTGATTTCGTTCTTGCTTGCCCAATGGTTTAGCTGTTCTCCCGTGCGGCGGCTGAACGGTATCATATGTGATTCCCAGAACCGATTGACCAGCAGCACGGCCTTGGCGATGTTCAAGTCGATTTCAGTTTGGGTATTGCCGAAGAAATCTCTGTTGACGTGTACATGCAGGCCGCACGTTCCGGCATCGTGTGATGTGAACCCGTACTCACAGCATTTCTTCCGTATCCATTCCCAGTTAAGTTCGTTCATGTGGTAGGCAAGTGTGCAGGGATGGGACACGATTTCCACGCCATCCTCGAGGCTGCCGTCATGCTTGCAGTAGATTTCCGGCACATCAACCTGCAATTCCTCGGCCAATTTTCCCGGGTTTTCGCCTTTGTCCACTTCCAACTCCACGCCCATATACAGCGGTGTGCCGTGGGTGAAATCCTCTTGCGTGTGGTAGAAGTCGGGGTCTGGCTTGTACGAATAGTCGTAGATGGTTGTGGATTCCATTTCCTCCGCGCAGGTTTCGCAGCAATAGTAACCGTCGATTGTGTGAACATCTTCATCACGCACCAAGCATCCGCAGTTGTCGCAAGTATGCCAGCTTGCGACATAGCACCAGTCACACACCCATATTCCGTTATCATCGCAGTGCATATCCCAATCACGGCACCAGTCACCGCAATCCTCGCATTGATGATAGGGGCCATGCTCACGGCAGTATCTGCACACCATGCCCTTGTTCGGCACTTCCACGCAGTTAGGTTCCCAGTCACCGCAGTCCGCGCACTTGTAATAACCCGCTCCTTCGGCGCATTCCTCATTGCAAAAGCAGCGGTTATCGATTGTCTCTATCCAGTCGTCTGTCCAGTCACCGCAGTGCTCGCACTGCACATAGTCCTTCTCCTCAGCGCATTCCTCATTGCAAAACGTTTTGCCATCCTGCGCCGTTATCATTGCTTCTTCGTCTTCGATTACCGCACCGCAGTTCGCACAAATATACTTTTCCATATTCGCTTTTCCTTTCTGTTGTTACATAGCTGAGATGAG